TTCTGCGGAAATGTTCACGTACCGTTTTTCAGTTTATCACATACCCTAAATCCCGGCACTGTAACAGTTCAGTTCCGAAGCTGCCATAAAACCGTAACTGAACTTGAATTGTTCCCGTCCGATTCTGGCGCAGTACTGTAAAACTGCAAAGATTCACTAAAATTCCTACCCAGTGATTCTGCGGAAATGGGTCCACGAGAACACCAGATAGGAATTGAGATATTAAATTACCAAATTACAGTTCTGTGTCGTCCCAAGTATAGTTCTTGTGCCACCACCGTTTCCATTCCTCTGGAGTAAGTCCGGTGAAAATCACCAGACCTGCAGATATTAAAATAAAACAAACCATATTATTACCAGTTTAAATTGATTTCTTTAGTATGTGGATTGAGGCTGATGAAGTTATTCACGAAGCCTGTTCTGAACCAGGTCCACACCCGGTCGATTGCGTGTCCGATATTGCCTCCAACTGTGTTACCAACCATCTCCATATAGGCTGCGTAGCTGTCAGAACACCCAGTATTGGTTATCAGCTCCTTCACGCTTCATTGCATCCAGCAACTTAACCATCTGATTCTTGTTTATTTTCTGTAAAATTACCATAATCTTAATATTTTAATTTAACTGTTTAACTTCTTATTTAAAACCGGAGTAATTAAACTCCGGTAAATATTTCTTTCAATACTCTATCAACTTCTTCACTGGAAATCTCCTTAATTTTCTGCAGTACTTCTACATGCAAAAAATCATTAATAATATCGGAAATTGACAGATTTTTTGCATCCACCTTACCGAAACTGGTCTGTATAATTCCTAATTTATTTGCGTAATTATACAAATCTTGAACCGAATATCTGGCTGTAAATCTCGCATCAAGAATGCGGCCAAATTCCATTACCTCTGCAGCATTAAATACTTTTTTCATAATTTTAATATTTTAATTGTTACTATTATTTTAATTATCTGGTGCAAAGATAATAATAATATTTGAAATAAAAAAATTTCTTGGCTTTTATTAATATTTTATTTTTAAATAAATAAATCTATTATTATATGATTAAAAATAATAATAAATTAATATATTACTTACCGATTTTATTATAAAATATAATTATTAAAATATTTAACTTTTAAATTAATAATTTTTAATATTAAATATTTCATTATTTCAAATATTTTTATTATATGCACGTACTTATATAATATATAGGCTATTAGGCCCGGTGAGTACGCAGCAAATATGGTTCCCGGCACTGTAACAGTGTGGCTGAGAAGCTGTAATGAACACACAGCGATATAGTAGCGTTCCACTATTGTTAACAGGAATGTACCCGGATCGTACTCCCGGTGTGCTGAAATTCTGTAGGCCTAACTCGCTGGTTTCTATATCCAGATGTCAGTTTTCTAGCTAAAACCATTTCTTGGTACCCAGAATTCATTATTTTATATTAAACTGTATAATTATATTAATTAATAAAAATAACGCGATGTGGGTCAGATATTCTATATAATTTAATATATTATTTATATAGAATCGACTGAAAATTTTAAAATTTGCCACCAGCGAGCTGTTTCTATGTGTTACTATAAAAAATAATAGGTAACCGTTTCACAACGATTACCTATCCTGAGAACAATTAAAATTCTATTAAAATTATGGGTTCTCACCGTAGTTAGAACCATTAGGACCAATAGTGCCAAGGCAGGGAATCGAACCCTGCATAAATCCTTTAAGCAGAACGGCAGATATTTGTTTTACTTGGCATTTAAAAACTCCTAGGACCACAGTCCCTTAGTCGCTTCCTAGGAGTTCAATTTCAAACAATATACTTATAAACATTTATGAGAAGAAAACAATCAGCTGATTGTTTTACATAAGGTCACCTGACTCTGCCTCAGCAGCTGCAGCGTCTACTGCTTCTTTAGCCTCAGCTTCTGCATTGGCTTCCTGCTCATCATACTTAGCATCAAGAGCAGCCTTAGCGTTGTCATACTCGAGCTGCTTGTTCTGAAGTGCTTCCTTAGCTTTCTCCAAGGCTTTCTTTGCCTTGTTAAGAGCCTCTTCTGCACGGATAACCTTCTCTTCAGGAGTAAGAGCAGTTCTTGGCTGACGCTCAGCGCGTGTCTGCCACTTGGTCTGGAATTCCTTATAAGTCTCATCTGCATCATCCATTGGGAGCAAGCCCTCTGGCTCTGTGATAACTACCTTACCACCTTCAGCCTCATCCTTGGTTGAATGGATTGCCTTGTGAGTGAACTTGTGAGCACCATTCTCATCCTTGAAGCCAATACGGAAGAACACTGTGCAAGAGCGCTTATCCTTGATAATTGTCTCAATTCGAGAATCTGTCTTAGTATCATCGCCGAGGTCAATCTGACGACCTACGTAAGAACCTGCAGCCTCTACAATCTCATCGGCCTGTGTCATCCACTCCTCAATGTCAGCCTGGGCCTTACGACGAGCGCCCGTCTTCTTAGCCTTGTGAAGCTCTACAGTCTCTGGCAAGATTGTAACCTCCTTGAACATCTTGTAGAACTGACGACCTGTAGGGTTCTCATCTGTAACATCGGACTGGATGAGAAGATAGCAGCGCATAGCTCGCTTCTCCTTAAGAACTCCCTTGACGTAACCACCAACCCTGATAGCGGTACCAGGCATGAGTGCTTCACAACGGTGACCGAGAGCTTCCTCGTTTGCCTTTGCAACCTCAGCGTCAAGCTCCTCCATGCTCTGCTTTGGCTTTGCCTCACGCTTAGCTTTAGGCTTTGCTTCCTTGTTTTCACCAGCCTCAGAATTCTGCTTAGCAGCTTCATTCTCTGCTGTATCGATAGCTGCCTGCTCCTCTGGAGAAAGTGCTGCTCCATCATCAGCCGGAGTCTGAGTAGCTGCCTGTCGCTTATCAAGAATAGCCTGAATTGCTACCTTGTCCTCATCAGAGGTTGCTGGGTCGTTAACTAACTTCTGTAACTTCTTTGTTGCCATCTGGGCGAATTTCACTGTTGCCATAATTTTGCGTATTTAATTGTTAAACTTATATGTTCTAATTACATTTGCAAAAGTACTCATAATTTTTGAAATATGAAAACTTTTTATGTTAAGAAGTGTTAATGAAAATGTTAAAAATCATTAACACCTCTTTTTGCTATTTAATCACTGGAATTTTATACTTCCAGTTCCACATCAAAGTTCTTTGCTACTTCTTTAACGGCGTCAAGCAACTCTTGGTCGCTCATATTTCTAGCCATTTCTTCGAGAATATCCTCAGGACTTACAATATCCTTAAGAGCTTCAAATAGTTTCCAACCTCTTCCCATATTACGATAACTCTGCTTTAGTTGATGTTCTTACCTTGCCACCATCTAAGATTAAATCAATGGTAACATATATCTCTGAACCAGCATATTTAATAATAGCTGTTGTATTACTAGCTGCGAGGCACTGAACTGTGTAACGTGCATCCCATTCTGCTTTACAGTATCTCTCCCAATATTTAAATACTCTTGGAGAGAACTGAGTGCTACTAGCAATTACTAAACTCATTTGCAAATAAGTCGCGATTTTCTTCAGGTTCCAATCAACCGGAATGAACTTTGGCTTTCTCATAATCTTAATATTTTAATTGTTAAACTTATTATGTTTTATCTGAGTGCAAAAGTACTAATAATTTTTCAAATAAAAAAATTTTTTATGTTAAGAAGAGTTAACGGCTTTATCTTTAACTACCGTTAACACTTACTGTATATAATATACAATATGTACGCGCGGGCGCCCGCGTATAGGGTAATAATGCGGCACTGTAGCAGTTTAGTGCATTATATAAGTCCCGGCACCGCAGCAGTATTAGTTAAAAGCCAGTTCCTAGAACCGGTGCGTTACAGGTTTACAGTGATTAAAATCTCACCAATTTCCAGAACCAGTGTGTAAATCTGCAAAAATTTACAAAAAAAATCCTATCTGGTATTTTCTCGGAAATAGCTCCAAGAGAACACCAGATAGGAAATTAACTTTTGCCAAACCATTTTTCATATTCACGTATTTTGCAAACTGGAAGTAAATCTCTGCAACGAGAAGTACTATGGTACCTATACTCAACCCAATATGCGTCGCCAATTGGCTCTAAGTCTTGAATTTGATTTCTTTCCTCATAATTGACTTTTAAATCAAAAACTCTTACATGAGCTTTTTTATCTGGAAGAATGATAAACTCAAATATGAATTGACCTGCTATTTTCTTTCGTTCTGCTACAGATATTTTAGCTTCTACCATATCTGTACCTACGATAGGTTCTGGTTCAGATATAAATCTGAAATTACCAAACAGAGTTTTAAACTCTTCTGCTTCTTCAAGATTATCTGGGTCAATAGGCTCTTCGCCATCTCTCAGATAATAGAAAGAATCACCAGTAAGCTGAATTATTTCAGTCTTCATCTCTTCGTCCTCCACCTGCCATTAAGTGCCAAGATATAAATATGCCAAGCACAGTTGAAAACATAATAATTCCTGCTATCATGTCGTTTTATGTTTATGAAGTTTACGATAACCTGGTCTAGCTGCAATCCAGGCTCTTTGATATGCTAATATTTTTTCTCTGTTTTTAGCATAATATTTTCTATCATACTTGGAGCGTTTCAGCTTTTCTTCTATAGAAGCTGGAGCTTTATATGCGTATTTTTCTGGATGAGCCTTTTTGTAAGCTCTATTATAGGCTAATATCTTTTCTCTATTAGCTCTATAATAAGCTCGCATTCTGGCTCTGTCATGTTCTGTAGTTGTCATGATATTTCTTCGCGTTCTAATTTGTGTCTAATTAAATATAACTTTATATCAATGATGTCATCAAGCGTTAAATTCTTGATAACTTTATTACCGATTTTAAGACTGTACTTTTGCGTTCCCATAAGGATTGTCTTTTTTAACTCGGTCATAAAGTTTCTTGAACCAAAATGGATTGTATCTTAACAAGTCGCCATAAGTTATGATATGGTTAGAGCCAACAAGCCTAGAAGCATAAATTACTTCTCTATCAGCCAATCGGCGTCTAGCCTCATACCATCTATGGATAGCTCTATCCACACATTCCAAAAAATACGTACTGAGCTCAGAATCACGCTCTTCAAGAATCTGTTGCTCTGTACCTTGCTTGAAATAATATGGCACATTCGGTGTAACCCAATATGTAAGAACCTCGCCTACTTCTGGATGTGTCTTGTATAGAAATCCAGGATTTGCAACAAATACCCACGGCCACTTAAGCTTTGCTAACTTAATAGCTTTTGGAATAGCTGGAGATAAAAGTCTAGCAATTCTAGCATTGATGTACTTGTCATAGCGCTTAATGAGCTGACGCAAATTGCTTGTAAGTTCCTCTACAAGAGCTGTTTTATCCCATCTTGTTAACTCTTCTGATAAAGGGAGAAGTTTCTGGTCGAACGCCATTCTATTAATTTCAACTTTTTCAAGTTCTTTTTTAGCCTGGCGCTTTGCCATACCATCTTTAATACGACGACTAATTACTAATCTGCGCTCAACATCATTGAGTTCTGGGGCCAATTCCTTGTCGTGTTTAGGACTGTCGGCAAATTCTACGCAGTTTTCACCGCCTATAGAAAAGATAACGTCATCAGATACTTCGCGTTTAACTTTGCCGTCTTCATATTTTAGAGTTGATTTGTTATAAAACTCGTCACCATCCATAGAAGCGATAGAAAAATCAGAATTCTCGTTGTCATCTGGATTTGCAGCTGCTTCTATTTCAGCTTTTGCCAAGTCTTCGTCTTCAGACTGAATATCTGCTAGCATTTTAGCAAAATCTTCTTCTGAATATTCCATCATAGAGGCTTCTTCACTTGAAGGAGCCTCTGTATTACCAATATCACATAGAGCTTGGTCAATAAGTGCATTTAAATCTTTACTGTCCATACTACATAATCTTTAAATTAATTACAAATACTGAACTAAAAACATTTCTTGCTACGTGTGGCTGGAGCATAAATAAATATGCTATAGCAAGTAATAATCTAGCAACTATGTGGAGAATCCACGCTGCTAAGTATACTGGAAAATAAATAACTCCAATAACAAACCATACTAAAAATAGCATCCAGCCTTTAAACTTAATTGGTATTTTCATAAATGCAAAACATTCTTTAAATAGTCATTAATATGCTTTGGATATACATTTGTACTTGGCAAATATATATGTAAGTCTTGAGCAAAATGATAATAATTTCCAATTGCTGCACCAATTCTAGAGGCAACATATTTCTGTAACTGAGAAAAACAATATTGGTCGTTGCAAAAACCAAATATCAAGTCATTGCTTCTCATCATAACAGTCATATTGAGAATTTTCTGTGTCTGATATTCTCGTATCTTAAAACCAATATTAAGTGTACACGGAGTATCATAATCATAATCATCCATCTCTTTACCGTCATACAGTGTAAGCCACGCTTGACGAGTATCTGGATTGTTCTCAAGTTTCTCAATTACTTTCTGCAACTGCTTATTGCGGTTCCACAGCCAGCCATAGTTAGAATTGACCTGGCAATCACCTCCATGCATGCGTTTCCAAACTGGAGCATGTTTTTGAAGCTCTGATACATCTCTTGAATGAGATAAGTACCAATTCCATTCTCTTTCTGCGTATTTAGCATTCCATTGACGCCATTCTTCAGTAATGTGATTGCGCTCTGGATATGCAATATAAAAACCAATATTCTGTAATCTAATTGTATTATTGCCAGGCACTTCACCACGTCCAGCTATGCGATTAGCCAAAATATTAAATGCTTGATTAGCGTTTTCATATACCCAATTATTGTCAGATTGGGTAATATATGGATAAAAAATTTCTAACGGCTTTTCCATGATTTATTAAACTTTTGATTTAACACTTGAAAGTTTTGCTGAATAGCTTTAATGTCTTCAGGCTTTAAGCCTGTTAATGGACAAACTGCATCCAAATCAAGCATACTCACTTTGCCTTCCATTCTAGTTCTTTCATACGCAAAGAACTGCTTTTTTGTAATTTCTGCTGCCGGAGTTGGCACCAGTTTTGTGTATTTTCGTAAATCTATAGCTTTGCTCATATCTTTTGCATTTTAAAAAGTTCTTCTTCGGCTTCTTCATTTAATGCTTGGCATATTTCTTTAGCTTCTTCATAAGTTAATTCTGTGTATGGGTCTCCATCTTCATCTTCTGCTTGTTCTCCAGTTATAAGAACAATCCTATACATAGAATTAACTCTTTCGTCTATATATGTGTTAGCTGCATCAACGGCTTGTGAACATATATACCAAATTGCATCGTCTCTAATAAAGCCTAAATTAAACTTATCCGTACATATCTGAATATAGAAAGTTCTCAGAATTTTTGGAGCAAATAAGCCTTTCTTTTCCATATCCTTATATTCATGTAGCCACATGCCAAAGCCGTTACTTTCTTTGAATTTTTTAGCGTAATGCTCTACGAATTTCAAGAATATAGGTTCTTTTACTACTTCCGGTACTTTCTTCATAATCTGATATTTTAATAGATAGAACTCCTCTTTTTATCCCAGAGCAATTGAAACATATAATATAATAATTTATATTATAAATATATTTCGTTAACTCTGGGACTATAGAGGGTATTATTGGGACAATTTATTACTCTTCTGAAGTAGAGTTAAAACCTCCTTTTCGTTCACTCTTTTTAGCGAGAACTGCTGCTTTTATAACTTCAGGAGAAGCCTCACAAATATCTGCATAAGATACAGGAACTAAAATAAACTGAGCAATCTTCTGGCCACGCTCAATCCATACTGGCTCTTTGCCTACATTAATGAGATGAATGTGAATCTCACCAGGATAGTCCTCATCGATGATAGACGCACCAATAATAACACAACTTGAAATAGTTGTATCTTGGCCTGTAATCTTCATCTCGGTCTCACAATCGATTTTAGCCTCTCTTGATGGACAAGTACCTGACTTATTAGCAGCCATAAGCATATATCCATCTGGAATAAGAGCTGAAATACCAGATGGGATAAGCACATCCTCGTGTGGCTGAAGCATCTGACCTGAAAAATCCTCTGGCACGAAGAAATCAATACCAGCTGACTTAGATGTACCACGCTCTGGAGTTTTAACCTTTCTTACTTTTGCAATCTGCATTACTGAATTCATAATTGTAAAATTTTAATATGTGAATAACTAAATTATTTATATGTGCAAGATTACATAAAATTTTTCATATAATGAAATTTTTTATGTTAACAGTAGTTAAAGTTAACAAGCTTTAACTACTGTTATTCTTTTTAGAGTAAATCGTCTATATTACCAGGATTTGGGTCTATAGAAGCTGGCTTTGAATTCTTTGGAACTTTAATATCGCCAGGTTTACGCTTCAAAATCCACAGAGTATTACGAGCAGCATCTGGGAACATTGGAGCCATTATATTTGCCATAAGATTTGAATCGTAATAACGGCTCAATTCTTTAAACATTTGTTTCTGCCAGTCATTCATGAGAGGCTTATAATCTTTCTGTGAAGCGAATGTTCCAAACTTATCGACAATATCAAAGTGCTTTTTAAGAATGGCCTCAAGTTCGTAGTGGTCAAACTCTTGAACATCTACACCTCTTCCGTCCCCAGAATCATAAGTATGATTACCTGCAGCACCAACACGAGAGTCGTAATTTGGAGTAGAAAGATAATAAGTTGCATCATCCCGTCCACACGCTTTAAAGTTCTCCAGGAAAACATCGGCATTCTGTTTACCGACATGCTCAAGAACTTCGAAAGCACATACCTTATTGCCATTAAACTGACTGTAATCAAGATAATTTTTAACAAGGTCAGCCTCATAGAAGCTAGCCCAAGGAACTGATGCAAACTTAGCTGCATCATCTGCAATAGTTTTGTGTCGAATATCGATGCCAACATAGCTGTTACACTTAAACTTATTTCTGTAAAACACTTCAAGTAAATTAGCTTGACCGCATCCAAAATCTACTACATCATCACCAGTTTTAGCGTCTTTCAAGATGTGTGTCCATCTCAAATAATGAGCAAACTGGTCTCTGTGATAAATGTGACGCTCCATAGCTTGGTCTGGAGATAAATCAGTTGTATTATAATTCTTTGCCATAATTACATTAAATCTTCTGTGTCTGTTTCAGTTTCAGGCTTAGCGCAATTGGTGCCGTTATATGTATTAGCTTCTGAAACTGGGTTAAACTTACGCTGCTTTTTGCCTACTTCAATTGATAATTTCCAATACTTGGAATATTCACACAACCAACCTTCAATATTATTAATTGTAAGGTTGAATTCGCTAGACGGTTCATAACCTCCAGTCTCAGCATTAAACTTAGCGTATACCATCGGTTCTCCATGGGCTTCAGCAACTTCGTTGAGTTTCTCTTCAGCCATAGCGAGAAGTTCCTTCATACCTGCTACACGCTGAGAGTTAATAACTCTGTTAGGGAACAAGATGCGCAAGCCAAGAAGTGAACCAGGACCAATGTTCGTCAGTTCATTCACATTAAACGGAATAAAATCCTCTTTTGAGAATCGATTAATGTAAATCATATCCTGCATCAGCTCATTAGCAATAAACTTCTGAACTCCAGGAATAACTGACAAAACATCGATAATATCTCTTGTGGACTCTGCAATAAGAACTGTATCGATGATAATATCAATAGCTCCCCACAATTCAGATAATGTAGTATCAGCGTAAGCTTCTGCTCTATTTTTACCTGTCTTAGCAGCAAAAGATGAACTGATGATGTAAGCATCTGTAAATGGCTTAGCACCCATATTCTGAAGTGTCTTGGCGATTGTTATGAACTTAGGCTGCTGTTCCTTAAACTTTTCATAGTCAGGAATTCCGCCTTTCCAATCTGTAATAGAAGCCAAGAACTCAAAAAAGTCTGGAGAATTAAACAATCTGTAAACGATACACTTCCAAACTTTATTCTTAAGTGACAGGCTATCATCCATAATGATGTTAGAGATAAGCCACCAAGAACTGCGGTCAAGCTCGCGATACAAATTAGGGAATTTATTTTCCTGGAAAATAGGGTCATCTGTCCATGGAGCCTGAATCTTGTCAATGAATCGGCGCTTCCAAATCATTTGTCGCTCATACATAGTCTCAAAGAATGCTTGCAAATTCTCTTCGCTTACGCTGAGATTTCTGTCAGGCAAATGCTTAAAGTACTCATGATTACCAGCTAATGGATTGGATGAATTTTTACGAACATAAGACTGAGTTGGGTCGCCTGGATTTTTACGTGGACGACCTCTGCCACGTTTTACTGGTTGAATAGCTTCTTCTACCATAACATTTAATTTTAATCATTATTTATATTTTTATCTGTTTTTGCTTCAACGTAATTATTTAGAGCTCCTATATAAGCAGCAGCATCAAGGAGATTATCCTCTCTGTGTGAATAGGCTTCTCTTGAAAGCTTAAGAGCAATCATAGCTCTGTACATACCTTCGACTGAAATCTGCTCATTTTTTGGAGAGGCTGCGTTATATATAGCTGCAGCTCTTTCCATACTTTCTGAGAATGGTCCATACATGCGCTCTTTTTCTTCTGAGCGATGATTGACAATTTTGTCTGCTCTTTCTAAGATATTCATAATCTTTATTTTTATATTGCAAAATTAATAATAATATTTGAACTAAAAAAATATTTTAAATTTTATTAGCTTATTTATTATTCATAAATATATTTTTAATTATTTTTAATATAATTGTCGATTTTAGCTTTAATGCTGTTCATCAAGCTCATCTGCACTCTGTCTTTATTCTTCAGTGCTAACATAACATCCTCATCGTGGGTTTGAGCCATACACAGATGATGAATAATAACACCTTGCTTTTGACCTTGACGATAAAGTCTAGCATTAAACTGCTGATACAACTCAAGTGACCAGGTTAAACCGAACCAAACAATTATATTTCCTCCAGCTTGAAGATTAAGACCGTGACCAGCTGAAGCAGGATGAGCTAACATAAGTTGAACTTTGCCATCATTCCAATCTTGTATATCTTTAGCTGTTTTAAGCTCTCTAGGCTTATATTTGCTAAGATACTTCATAATTCGGTCTCTGTCAAATTGATAAGTCCACGCGACAAGAACTGGCTTTCCACACGCTTCTTCCACTATCTCTTCTAATGCTTCTAGCTTAATATCGTGAATTGGATATACGTTCTTATCCTCGTCATATATTGCGCCGTTTGCAAATTGAAGAAGTTTATTAGACAAACCAGCAGCATTTAAAGCTGTAATTTCAACTTCATTGTCTGTGTTTACAAGCTTCATTATATTATCTTTTTCAAACTTATGATATGCATCTAATATGTCTTTAGGCATTTTAAGCTTGATAATGTTGTTTGTAAGCATGGGCATTTGAAGATAGTCCTGAGCTTGCATGCTTATACATATGTCACTTATTTTATTTCGTATTGCTTGTTCTGCACCTCCTTGTAAATTATAATTATAAACTACGTAACCGTTAGACCTGCCTGGAGTAAAGTATGTGCTTCTATACTTAGTAATAGTTTTACCAAGTCGTTCACCTCTATCCATTAAGTAAATCTGTGGCCACAAATCAATTAGACCGTTTGGAGCAGGTGTTCCAGTTAAGCCGACTACACGCTTTATCCACGGCCTGGCTAATCTTAACGCTTTAAATCTTTGCGACTGATGATTTTTAAAGCTGCTGAGCTCATCAATCACAAGCATATCGTATGGCAGATTTGAAGCACATATACCACAGAGCCATGCTATATTGTCACGAGAAATTATGTGAATATCAGCTTTCTTATGAAAAGCTTCTAATCTCTGTTTTTCCGTTCCAGTAATCTTAGAAAATGTAAGATGCTGTAAGTGCTCCCAATTTTGTGCCTCTTCTGCCCAAACAGTTTCAGCTACTCGTTTAGGAGCAATTACCAAAACTGAATTTACTTCAAGGTAGTCGTACATTAACTTCTCTACTGCTGTTAAGGTTGAGACTGTTTTGCCTAGCCCCATTGCCAAAAATAAACCACAGTATTTATGAGTAATTATATGCTCGACTGCCTTTTTCTGATACTCGTGTAAATCTGTTTCTTTTAACATGTCATTATATCTTCTATTAAATCGACAACCTGCTCTACGGTATCAATTACTTCAACTCTAAAGCCAAGTTCGCGAAGCTTGTCATGCATTGCTAACTGAATTGGTCGCGGTTTTTGATTTGTGGTTTTAAGCTCTACAAATATAACTTTTGCAGGCTTAAATAGACACATTCTATCAGGCAATCCATTTATATGGAAACTTAATAGCTTTATGCACATACCACCATTCAGTTTACAAAGTTCGACAAGCTTTCGCTCAACTACTTTTTCACTTTCTTTCATGGAATCCTGTGCCTCCTATTGAAGAACATTTTTCTTCTTCTATATAGTCCCACTCAATATCCTTGTCTATATCAGGAGTATATAGTCTATCTTTGAAAGACTTAAATATCTGCTTTTTAAATCCTTCAAAAGTTAAAGCTCCATTAGCTTTTCCAACAACTGTATCAAGATTGCCAAGATTGTACGACGCCCATTCACCGTTTTTAAAGTGCAGTTTCATACCTCTTATTATGCGATGTGTCTTCGTTTTGAGGTCATTTTTGAATTTGTACTTCTTATAGTTTGGCTTATCTGGGTCATCTTTTACAGGACCTGCTTCAGCTTTTGCTTTTCTTATTTCCTGTACTCGCTTAGCCCGAGTTTCAGCAATACTGAATGCGCTTTTTAACTTTCTCGCTAAGTCTTTTTTAACATTTTCATCCATAATCTTAATATAAATCTCCTAACATTACTTTTATTTCGTCATCTGTAGGTTTATCACCTAAAAGCTCTTCAAGCTCTCTCATAGCTTTTGCTACAGGGTCTTCTTGAACAGGCTTTATGCGTTTATAGTATTTTTGCTTACCATAAATCTTACCAAATGATTTTCTCTTAGAACCAACATACTCCCAACCTGGAAGGGTCTTCATTATGTTGTTTATCTCACGAGTGCTATAAGAATTAAAATTCTTACGCTCCTCACCTAAGCATTCACACCATATCTCATAAGAGCAAACAAACTCTTTGTATTCTGTTCCCTTTTCAGCTAGTGGGTCATTTAACCACTGCTGGCGCTCGAATAAATCTTTCTTGCTCCAGCTAGAAGGAAACTCCATGTTGAGATATTCTTCGATTATTCCAGTTCTGTCGTCAGTTACAGAGTGACTTTGTTGGCTCTTCTTTGCAAGTTCATTCTCCTCTTCTGAGAAATATAGCTTTTCGCCATTCTGATACATCTGAACGGCTTCAGCCCAAATTTGGTCTATAATATCATCAGTTAAATCTTTAGCAACTATCTTTGTTGCAAATTTAGGACGAACTTCAATAGGATTGAATCGGCGATTGCCTGTAGAATCACGCAAAAACTCCATATCATTCGTGGTTCCAAAGAACACACATTGACGTTTATAGGTTTCTACAGTTCTACCATAAGCAGGTCTAAACATATCTTGTGTTTTAGTTATGAACTGCTTTACAGTTTCAACTTCTGCTTTCTTTAAACCTGATAATTCAGCCATTTCAATAAGCCATGCGCCTTGTAACTGCTCATAGGCTTCTTTACCTTGAAAGGTATTGAACGAATCGCTAAACCAGTCCTTACCAAGTTTACGTATGAACGTAGATTTATATGTAGCCTGAGCTCCAACTAGCACAAGAACCATATCATATTTAACACCTGGGTTAAATATTCTTGCTACTGCAGCGCACAGGGCTTTACGAATAGTAGCTCTTGTATATTTAGTATCTTCGGCTCCAAAATAATCGATAAGAAGTGTATCAATTCTGTTTATGCCGTCCCATGAAAGAGATTTCAGATAGTCTCTTACTGGATGAAATGATTTCTTTTGAGCAGCAAGCATCACAGCATCATCGATTTTCGATACAGATACCATGTTGTATACACATTCTATGTAATTACGAATGCCTGAATAATCTACATTTTTTATAGGCTCTGGAGAATCTACCTTACGCCAAGGCATAGACCTCATGATATATGTTTTACTGTCAAATTCATTCAGTCTAAATGCACCTCTAAGATATTTATCATTCTGCAAAACGAGATTAAGATTGTTAGAATCACTGTCATATTCGCCTTTCTTATTAGCTTTGAGTTGCGAAAGCCATGAATCATCATAAGAATCATCGTCAGCATTCTCCTCATTAGCAGCATCTAAACCATCAAAATCTAATTTTGCATGCTCTAAATTCTCCTCAGCTATTTTCTTTTTAACCTCAGTACAAGTCGTGGCAAATTCTTCCATCTTTTGCTGAGAAACCTTTGAATCAGGTCCAGAGTCAAGATGTCCAAATTTGTGTATTCTAACCAAATCAAATGCATTGCACAGTCTTCCACTCGCTGGGTCTGTTCCGTGATGCGAAAAAGCAAATTTATCATTATAAACGATAAGACCTCCAGTTGTAGAACCTAATTTATAGGTATATCGGTCTTCGCCTGCCTCTTCGTATATATCGCTAAGAAAGGTGCTAATAGCATCTTGAATAGAGTATGTTCTACAGAATGTTCCAATTATGCCTGACTTTTCTTCTGGGTCTTCTTGCTTTTTAATATCAGATAATAAACCTTCTGATATTTTACTACTAGACGGCCATTCAGATGTATTCCTCCAGTCATCGTATGTTTCAAGAACTGCGTCAGCATCAAGCCATTCACCATCTTGATATTCAAAATAATATTCTATATCAGATGATACACTTGGCCAAAACATAAGTCTTTCTGGCTCAAATGTAGATTGGTCGAACAATTCTATATTTAAGATACCAGCTATACGTCTAGATATAGCCTGGTATTCGTCAACAGATACCTCTCTATTAATAGGGATAAGCAGTCTGTGACGAGGTTTACTCTGTGTAGATTTATGCGTTGAATATATGGCGGCTGCACAGCCATATTGCAACGTAAAATCCCACCAAAAATCAGCATAAGAAAAATCTACATCAAGACAAATTAATTGTCTGTATGATACAGACGCTTTCTTACGTATACCCTTGTCAAGATAGCCACCGACAAAGCCTCCAACGTCTTTGATTTTAGATTGGTCAGCTTTGCTAGCGGCCATGAATTGAGCGTGGGTCTCATTAGTAACTACAGGTTTAGAAAGTTTGTCGATTAATTTGCTCCACTTTACTTTCTTGTTCTTCCACTTTTTTGTAGAAGCACTTAAGCCTGTAGCTATATCTATTATGCCATCATGAATCATGGTCCTCTATTTTCCAAGTTATAAGTATTGATAGTGTATCACTAGTAGGCTGAATTTTGATGCAGCAATTTACGAAATTAACTAACTGCCATTGAACTAATTCATAGCCTTTCTTTCCCATTCTATTTAAATGTGCTTGAAACTCTTCTATACTTGAAAAGTTTCCACTATCAATTACATATTTATATTTAAGCATACTCACTCATTTAGAAGATATTCAAACTTCTTATTTGAGCCCATGAATTTTCCAAAATACTGTTTTTCAGCTTTAATCCTTACGATAGTAGTCCGTAATATATCCATCAGCGCGAAGAGGTAAATCTGAGGCCCAGTCTGGAGGAGTTGACATGATACGTACCATAAGGTCATATCTGTCTTTCTCATTTCCATCCTTAGGTATTTCTGCTATCATCTCATCGTGTACGTGGAAGTCTACTTTAAATCCAGCTTTCTCTACTTGCATAAGAGAATATCCAAGTAAATCTCGAGCTATGGCTTGTACCATATTCTCACAAAGCTTTCCGCCATAAGTGTCTATTTCACCCCATTGACCTGTAGTCTGAATCTGTCCCTCATACATAAGAACCTGAACTGGACGAGTAGAACGACCAATAGTCTTATTCTTAAAATGCGGATGAACATAGAATAGTTGTCTACCAGATGGCAGTCTTGCTGTAAGATATTCTCCATCACAATCAAAAATAATATTGCGACAAGTACATTTAACTGGTCTTTGATATTTAGCTGCTTCATGAGCCGATTTCTCAAGTTCATTCCAGAGAGCAACAATCTTAGGATTTGCAGCTCTCCACTTTTTGACCATATCCATCATTTCTGAATCAGTAAGTCCCATCTTTTCGCCGCCCATTCTTTCAAGAGCTCCAAGTGAACCGCCATATCCTAATGCCAATTCAGATATTTTACTTTTATCACGCAAAACAGAACCTTTAGTAATAGCTGATATTGGTACGCCAAACATCTTAGAACCAGTAGCCTCATAAATCTTACCATCGCCGTGGAATACGTCCATTCGCCATTTTTCATTAGCAAGCCATGAAACTACTCTGGCCTCAATTGCTGAAAAGTCTGCTACTGAGAACGTATATCCCTTTGGAGCTATAAGTGCTGTACGAACCAACTGCGATAAAACATCGGCTACATTGCCATACATCATATCGCAAGCTTCCCAATCGCGTTTACGAATAAGTTCACGAGGCGTATCAATGTCATCAAAGTGGTTCTTACTGAGGTTTTGCAATTGTAAAAGTCTACCAGCCCAACGGCCTGTTCTATTTGCTCCATAAAACTGAAAGGTGCCACGCACACGGTCATCTGGTGTAGCACAAGAAATCATCTTGTAATATTTCTTTACAGATGTTTTACTTAACTTCTGATAAATATCAAGAGCTTCAAGTACTTCTGGATAGTCTTTAACTTTTTCAAGAACAGTAGGCATTTCTACTTTTGTGAGTGAATCTACAGTAATACCGGTTTTTGCCTTTATCCACTTTTTAATCTGAAGAGGCGATTTTGGATTTTCAAGATGAGTTATGCTTTTAGCCTGTTCCATAAGATACTTAGAATATTCCAAGTCACAATAAATTGCAGAACTTGCTAACTCTCTATCAATCATAATACCTCTATCATTGATATTTTGGTCTGTAACATACAGCTGGCGCTCTATTTCTGGAATCTCAAACTTCTCTAATTTACGATATATCTCTCTTTCTGAAAGCACATCATAAATATTATAGAGCTTGTATTCTGCCCATTTAGCCGGAGCATCTTCAGGCATATTGCGAGTACGGCCACCATTAATCTTAGTAGGCTTACATGGACAACTGAAATACTTAATAAGAGCTTTACCGGTCTCAAGTTTCTTATCTTGAAGATTAAGCTGCTTAGATACAGCATCCAATGATAATGGTAAGCCACAATAAGCCGATTTAACTAGTGTACAATACCACTCATCTGTTTCAGTATGAAGTCCTATTCTGTTAAATGCTGTACGTTCGAATACAGCATTATGAGCAACCTTAAGGCATTTAGGGTCTTTAAGTGCTTCAAGGAATTCGCTTGGCCACCTGTCACCTGATGCTAAGTCTACCATAACTACGTCATCATCGCCAAAAGCATAGCCACAAATCAATATTTCAAAGTCTGGAGATGCTATATATTTATAGGCTCCACACTCTTTAATATCAACTGATGAGTACGTTTCAATATCGATAAATAATTCTCTATCAAATTCTTTCATCGTAAAGTAGCAAATTCGTTATTTGACTTAATAATATAATCTCTGCACTCCTCAGCAGTTCCTTGAAATAAGACCTGCCCAGAATTTTTGTCTATAACTTCTTGTACCATATTCTTACAACTTTAAAATTAATAATAGAAGGTAGCAGAGGAATCGAACCTCTGCTGACATAGCGCCCAGGTATCAAAGACCTATGTTCTATACCATATACCTTTCCGTTTGATAAGAATATAAGAATATAAGAATTGGAAGACTACATCAAGTCATCGTCCCATGCGTTGTCGCCTCCGAAGTCCTCATTAGCAGTAGAACCACCTGCAAGCATTTCACCATCTTCAAGCTTCTGCAAGTTCTGAAGACCGGCTGCAATACCCTTATTACCTGATGTATTGAATGCAAACATGTTAATAGAGATACGGCCATACACGCCAGAGTAGAACTCATCTTTGTCCATGATAGGGTCGAGATTACGGTCTACGATAGTAGGCTTGCGATTAGAAGTGGCATTGAGGAAGTAAGAATCTGCAAATGCCTCATCATCTGAGCGCTCTTCATCACCGTCACGAAGTGGCAACTTGATATTTACAGGAATCTTACCATTCTTATCTGCAATCTTAGACTTACCAACAGTCTTAGCTGCTTCAATAGCCTTCTTAATCTTCTCGATAGTCTGAGTATCACTCTTAGGAATGATTACACAAACTGAGTACTTAGCTGACTCTTCTGGCTGGCCCTCCATTGCTGAAGGCTCAAATACATGACAAAAACAAAAACGGACTTTGCCTGTTACTACTTTAGTTGAATTTTCCATAATTATAAATTAAATTTATTGTATTCTAACTTGATAGCTACTATAAAAATAGCTATGCTTATTAAGCAACTCACTATTTGAAATCATTTACTGCATCTTCAGTTCCAAGAGCTGGTCTCTTGTCATCTTCAGATACTAATGTTGGTTTACCTGCTGGCTTTATGATAACATCTGATAGTGCTTCGGCGACCGCCTTTTTGCCAAATTGCTTCTCAATAGAAGTAATAGGCTTGAGCTTCATATCAAATAAATCATCTTCAGTTGCAGTTGGGAACTTCTCGTAAATAACATTACAGATTTTATCCTCATCGTCAATCCATTTACGTCTAGATACTCCTTCTACAACCTTAAAGCCTGGCCAGTGTTTATTCTCATTTACTGCAAGGTCTAATGCATAGGCCTTTACAGAATCTGCCCATTCTACAAGTTGTGGAATTCTTGAAAGAACATCAGCAATTTGCTCATCTGTCAGCAATTCAGGAGAAGCAAAATCATATTTTGCCAACTCTAACTGCTTATCATAGAGAGCTTTGCATCTGTTCTTAACTGCACAGAATCTACACCATCCACCTGATGAGAGTTCTCCTTCGCCGTTAAAAGCCATTTTAGCTTTTGGCTTGAGCTCATTTGTGGCCCAATCCATAAGGTCTTTTACAGAAATACTCCAAGATGATATGTTATTCAAACGAGGCTGAACAATAGTGAGCTTTACAGTTTCAATATCATACAGCATATCAAACTTAGCTAACATACCTAATGCATAAAGCATTTCCTGTACATTCCACTCAGCTGATACTGGAATTCCCTTACCATACTTAAGGTCGACTATCTCCATGACTGAATCGTTAACGATAGTACAGTCTGCAGAACCAAAGCTTTCTGGTACATACTCTGAAATATCAAGTGTAGACTCGATAAACATTTCTACAGATGGATTTGAGGCCTTAGCGGCTTTATATTCTTCTGTACAATAGTCAGTATAAATTGGAACCATATCGAGCATTTCCTCGTTGAAGAGCTTATTGCTCATTATGACTTCATACTTATCTGAGAATTCGTCGTCAGATAGTGTACCTAAAGTATCATGACAGATAAATAACTCTGCCAATTCGTGGGCCAGTGTACCTTCTTCAGCATAAACAGAAGTTGGCTTTGGTGGCATTTTTTCCTCCAAGCGAGCAGATGGTGTACAATTCAGCCATCTATGAGCTCCTGAAGGCGAGAGAAGCGCATGGCTTCTCTCGTGATGGTCTTGTCCGTTATTTACTTCCATACTCTTTTGTGATTAAGAATACGTGGCTCAATATGCATAGGAATGCGTGTTACTCCATCTGCATTAATTGTCTGATAACCAAAATAATAAAAATAATTTCGTCTAAAGCGTTCTGAGGCTGCCAATAGACGCTTTTTCTGTGACCTACCCATTATGCAAGAGTATTAAGGTAATCAACCAACTCCTGATATTTACCAGGGTCAAGAGTAGTAACATTCTTAGCACCAAGCTCTATGAGCTTAGCCTTAACTTCGTCACGATGAGCAGCGGCCTTAGAAGCAACAACCTTGCGCACATCATCGATTGTAAGAGTCGTAGCTGCTGGAGCTGCTGGAGCTGCT